GTCGAAGACAACCCCTTGCTCGCCAAACAGTACGGCCTAAAACTTTAGGCTTCCAACATCACCAAAAAAAGTTTTGGAAATGACTTGACTTTGTGACACCGGTACTGTACACTGGTTTATGTAGGGCGAAGTTGGTTCTACGATGTTCTTTGAAAACCGATTTGTTGTGTGTGGGGGTGTGCGTTGGGACTTGGCGTTTCGGCGTATTCGCTCGCAATAGTGGCGTGATGATACATATGCTTCATAGATAGTTAGTCTCTGCTGTGTAGCGACGGCTACCTACCGGCTCTCCTTCGGTGCACCCGGACAGCCAAAAACGGGGTCTGCCCATCCGCACTCGCCCAGACACAACAAATCAACATTCGATGGGTGTGGAGAACCACTTTGGGCAACGGGCTTCTAAGGCACCGTTGTGAGGTGGGGCTACCGCTTAGAACGGGAAATCCCAATTTGAGTTCTACGCCAAAGAGTGACGAGCGCGAGCAGGCTGGCAGGCTGGGCTTACCCTTCCACTTGGACGCGTGTGGGCGAGCAGGGTGGTTCTGCCAGACTTATCGAATGAAACCGAGAACTGCGGTGCCATTATCCGGTGCTGTCATACGGGGCGAACCAGCAACATCGGGGAGAACTAAGCAGGCAGACTAAACCTTCGGGGCTGGGTAGTGAGAGCAGTAAAGCGACGAGCCTCACCTTTGGGTGGGGCTTTCGCCATTTTCCAAACTCGGCTGTAGCATTTTGGTGTGACTTCCATTCCCTGCTCCATCAACCTGCATCCCAGTGAAATCCGAGTGGGGGACACGGGCTACGCCAAGACCAACGGGCAAGTAGGTCGGCTCATCCGCATTGGCGAGCGCATCAAGTTCCACCACACCACCTACAACCACGTCTTTACGGTGGTCAAGGCTGGCGACACCTACGACAGCATCCTCGTTGTCCAAGCCACTCCAGTCCACGGCATCATCCTGTCCCGGTTCAGTGAAATCTCCGATGCTGCCGAACTGGTCACGGTGCTGCACCCACCTGTCAACTGCGACCCGACCAAGGTGGCCGAGTTTGCCAACGACCAACTGGGTGACCCCTATGGCTTGCTCACCATCGCTTGCATTGCGATTGACGTGCTGACCCCTGAGTGGTTTGTGGCGTTCCGTCGCCCCGGCTCGTGGATTTGTTCAGCACTCGGTGGCGAGGCACTGCGCTTCGGTGGCTTCTACATTGACTTGGGAGATATCTACACCGTCACGCCACAACAGTTGTTCGATGCCCATTCAGCAGCACTTGAAAATGTCACACCCCTAAGGTAGGATTAGATTATGAACACCAACCCATTCCATCCCGACAACCTTGACCCCATTGGTAAGGCGTTTACCGCTATCAAGAAGGGCGACCTGCCCGGCCACGAATTTCACGGAAACCAGTGGACAAAGGAAGAGACGGGCGGTACAGCCCCTAAGCCACTCAACCCCTATTTCCCCAATCTTCCCGACTTTCACGTAGAGCCGGGGAGAAACGGTTCCACCTTCCTCGTGAGGCGAGGGGGAGCAGAAGATGGCCTTCCCTTCTGGATTAGCAACGGTGAAATCGAAGTTGAACACAACGGAGAGATAAGTTTTCACGCTCAAGGCTCGGACGATGGCAACCACATTGACACCACGCTGCGTGCGTCGCCCCAAAAGGTGTTGACGTACACCGATGACTTGAGTACGGACAGAAGGGATTTTCCCGGTCTGAGTTTCTCCACCACTGGCAAAGAAGAAGCAGATGGAACGCCACACTCCTTGAGTGACCCTATCTACGAGTTGGGAACCGGCAAGCAGGTAGGAACCTACAAGGATGCTGTCGCTAATCTTTTCGCCGCCAACGGCACTGGCTCGGACCTTGATGCCGACATTGCGAACGGTCATCAAGAGCCCGACTGGTCCTACTACGGCGACTGAGTATCGAAGTAATGGCTGGGCGCAAGAAGGCCACCCCAACCCCGGTTGGAAATCACGCAATCACCATCGAAGCCACCAAGAGCCAGATGATGAACCGTGAGTTGTTCCAGCCGTTCTGCACTTGTGGCTGGACAACCCCGAAGTGGGGAAGTTACGGGCAAGCGTTTGTGGCAGGTGGAAAGCACACAGCCGAACAGAACTGAGTGCGCCGTCGAAAACGACGGACACCGTAGTAGGTATGACCATTACTACGATTTGTGCCATCATCAACACCATCCTCGGCCTCGCGGTCTTCCATCGCAACCGGAAGTAGGCTTGTCCTATGACGGTAATCTGCGGTTGGAGTGATGGTGAAAACGCAGTCATCGGCGGCGATTCAGGAGCCTTTGACGAAGGCTCGGCAATCACTACGACTAACCAGAAGGTTTGGAAGTCAGTAGAACACCACACGCTCGTCGGAGTGTCCGGCTCGTTTCGCATTATGGAACTCGTTCACCAAAGCGGTCTGGGCGAACCTCGGCAACTCCGGGACTACCTCATCACTCAAAGCGAGAAGTCGGGCTTCCCAATATCACCAGACTGGGGCGTACTCGTCGTTGGATTGGAAGGGGTCTGGGAAATCGGCTCGGACTTCTCTTTAGTGAAATCCTCGGAACGCTACAACGCCATCGGTTCCGGCGGTCTTGCTGCTCTCGCAGCCCTGCACGTTTTGGAAACAATGGATGACCTATCACCACAGAGCCGCATAAAGTTGTCCCTGTCGGCAGCGATGTACCACACCACCTACGTTCGCAAACCGTTTAAGGTCATTGCATTATGAGTTGGACGCTGGAATACCCTGAACGCCCTTGGACGCTCAACAAGGAACGAACGCTCCACCATATGCAGCGAGCCAAGTTGGTGAAAGAGTGGCGACAGGCCTTTTGCGAACTGGCCCAAGAATTTATGGTTCCACATTTGGAACAAATAGAAGTGGTGGCCCAGCCCTACGTTTTGAACGCTCGGTACCGGCAGGATGTTGGCAACTGTTTTCCAGCAGTGAAGGCAGCCGTTGACGGCCTCGTTGATGCCGGAGTTTTGCTGGATGACAACGCAAACGTGGTACTGAAATTGACGTTTCTGGTGCCGAAGTTCGGCAAGGATGCTTTAGAAATAACAATTTCCGAAGTATCATAGGGAGGCTATGAACTTCCCGACCTACGAGAATCCGACGAACTACCCAGCGCAGTCGGTTGTAGATTCGACTGATTTCGCAGCGATTACGGCAGGTTCAGCACTTACCGGTGTCATCTCCGGGTGCGCCGTGACCCCAAGTTCAGGGATGACCGTCGGGATTGCGAGTGGTGTAATCGCCATCGCAGGTTCTTCCTACTCGGCCAACTCCGGCACGGTAGTGGTTTCAGCAGCCAGTACCGGTGACCGACGAGACATCGTGTACGCCACTTGGAGTGGCTCGGCAGTTGTCTACAACTATCTTGCTGGAAACGCCTCAACCACGGCGAATTGGCAGTTCACGAACGATTCGGCAGCCCCGATTAAGCCGAACCTGCCTGCCAACGCAGTGCTGCTCGCTGAAATCTACGTCGAAGGCACGAACGCCACGCCCACGACAAGCATCACCACCAACGAGATTTTGGATAAGCGAGTTATTGTCAGCCTCGCCGTGACCGGGCAGACCGACATCTTTACTGGAACGCTGCCACCGGGCAACACGTTGATGCTCTGGCTCAACACGGCTGCTGCTGGAAACGGAACTCAGGGGCCAACAGGCCCGGCTCCGACTGCAACAATTGGAACCGTCACCGGTACTGGCCCAACGGGAAGTCCGTCAGTCTCCGTCTCCCAGACCGGCAACACGTTTGCGCTGAGTTTTGTACTTCAGCAAGGAGCCACAGGCTCAACCGGAGCAACTGGAGCAACCGGCCCAACGGGAGCGACTGGCCCGACAGGAGCAAGCGGAACTAGCCCGACGTGGATGGGTGCAGTGTTTTCAGTAAGTGGCGCAACTGCTGGCGCAACGCAAACTGCCGGTTTGAATGGCACGACGCTTTCTTGGCTCACTGGTTCCACCACTGCATACAACTACACGGGAACCATTTCTGTTGATGGGACTGGAACGGTCTTCACCGTGAATACAACTGGCATCTACAGAATTTCCACCTATTGGGTTGCAACTGGACAGGTCAATACCAACTTCAACGCCAAAGTTATTGGGAGTAATGGCCCAAACCTCGCTTCTACCCTCGTTACCAACTCTGGCTACACGACAACGCAATCAGATTCCTACACGCAGAAGTTGACTGCTGGAAACACCTTTTCCGTCACTTACGTTGTCGGCAACACGGCACTGAAATTGTCTACTGCTGGTGGTGTCGCGTTTATCAACGGTTCGCAAATATTGTTTGAATACCTGAGCGCAAACATCTAGGCCCAGAATGACCCAACTCGCTTACTTTTCACTAGCAGCAACCGTGACGACAGGCAACCCGACAGGACTTGTCGTGCCGGTCAGCAGCACATCAGGTCTTGCTATTTCGATGTCGGTCATTGCTTCTGGGGTCAACACGACAATTTCCAGCATTGGAACTGGCACCATCACGGTTGGCAGTACGTCGAACATCACCAACGGCTTGTCGCTAACGATTGGAACGTGGGTCACAGCAGTTGTCGGAGCGCAGGGTGCGACTGGGGCTACTGGGCCTCAGGGGGCAACTGGTTCCACCGGCCCTCAGGGTTCTGTCGGCCCAGCAGCGACGTTTTCAATTGGAACAGTTTTCAGCACCGGCCCGACAGGAACTCCAAGCGTAGGCATCACTGGTACATCTGGTTCTTACGCCTTCAACTTCACGCTTCAGCAAGGCCCACAAGGGGCAACTGGGGCATCTGGTGGCCCAATCGGGCCAACCGGCCCAGCAGGGCCACCGGCAACGACATCTTCGGCAGCAACTCCGGCAGGTTCCACCATTGTCTCGTACAACGCTGGTTCTGGCGTAACGGTGCTATCTACCAACGTCAATAGGAAGCAATTCACGGCCACCAACATTGACCCCTCCAACACAATTTGGTTAGCCCTTGGTTCTACGGCAGCCACAGGAAGCGGAATACAATTGTATCCCGGACAGTCGTGGAACACCTACATCTATGGTGGAACTATCTCGGCCATCACGCTCAGTGGTTCAACTGCGATGTTGACGTTCGTGGAGGTCTAATGGCTGCGATTTCAGTATTGTTCCCGACCTACCAATCAGTTCTTGTCGTTCCTGCAAACTCCAGTCGAAAGCAATTGGTTCTGCAAAACGTCAGCACCACGGGAAACGTCATTTACTTGGGTTACGGTGCAAGCGGTTCGACTGCTCCTGCAACTTTACGCCAAGGGGTGCGCCTTAATCCAAATGGTGGAATCTTCGTGACTGCCGCGACGGGTTGGTTCACGGCAGTTTCGACCACTGCTCCCGGCAATGGACTTCTTGTGGGTTGGGAACTATGAGCGTCACCCTTACAGGCCTCACGCACGACTACTACCAAAACGCCATCCTGTCTACGGGAACTTCAGCACCGACTGGCTCTACGGCAACCGGCACGGGCTGGTCGCCAAACGCATTAACGAACGCAATGGATGGTGGGTTCAACAATTCCACCAACGACCTTATCGCTCACTGGTCGCTCGGTGACATTTCGACAACGGCAGTCAATTCCAGCACTTACGGTTCGCTTCTCAACGGAACTTACAATTCAACATACGCAGTAACCTACCAACCCAGTATTCTTCCGGGCAGGCCAAACGACCACTCGGTTTTTGTAACTGCTGGTTCGACGGTCTACAACGCTGGTGGTGGAATCGTTGTCGGCAACACAACGACCCTCAGTCGTTATTCTGCTAGCAACCTCGCCATCAACGCTTGGATTCAAGTCACAGCATCGCCAACGCCGTACTTCTGTCAGGGAAAAAATGCGACGTTCAGCACCACTGGGGGCGTAACTACTGCTGCCGTTTCAACTTCCGACCTTGGTGGTGGAAACACCGGTTCGGGTTTTGGAGTTGGGAAGTTGTACAACTACGTCAACAACTACTCCCCTACTCAACCGACGAACTGGGTTCAAATTACTGGTGCTGGAATCCCACCCGGAACTGGCATTTCTAATGTCTCCGTATCCGGTTCGACCACTTACCTCACTCTTACCAACGTTGTCAACGTGTCAAGTTCCAGTGTGGACGTGTCCGTCGCAGACCGTTCGCTTTCATTTGGTCGAATCCTCAACAAGGGCGGCGAGTACGAAGTAATTTTCCAAAACACCAACACTCAGAATTACTTGGTGCAGGTTTTTTCGCAAATTCTTGACCCGTCAAATTTCTTTTCTTCGCTCAACGATTCGGTGTCGCAGAACGACACCTATATGGTCACGGTCAACGTAAATGTGATTTTCCCAAGTGGGCAAGCCGAATTGACGGTCTGGGCTAACGGAGTTCAGATTTATTCATATGTTGGCACGTTGGCGAGCGAAGCCGGTCACCAATCAACAAACCTGTCGCTTTTCACTGCGCCGACGAACAACCCGACGAACAATCTTTTCAACATCTTTGCAGGATATTTGCAACACGTTAGTTTGGGAATGTCGCAGACCCCTTACGCCACCGGCCTCAACCAAACATACATTCAGCACCTCTACGTTTTAGGCACTCAGGGGGATTTGTACTACGACCCCAGCAACCCTCAATACCGCTTCCCGGCCATCGTTGATGGCTCCAACAATTACATTTCAGCACCGAAAAGTGCGTATGCCTACCCGTGGGAAACGACACTTTGTCCGGCAAATCCAAAGCGCAGAAACATCACCATCGTCAACGACAGCCCAGTCAACGTGTTCTTGGGCCTCTGCTACACCGACTGCACAATTGCTGGCTTGGAAAGTGGGAACACAAATCCCCTTCGGATTTCACTGGCGATTGGAAATGATGGCAACACCTACAACTACCGACCTCAAATTGGAAACGGTGGGTTTAATGCTGGTGGAAATTTGCCCAGAATTTACGGCTCCGGTATTTACTTGGCTCCAAATGGGGGGAGTTGGTCAAGTGCCTATTATCAAGGCCCGATTTCGGCCATCACCGACCAGTACGCTGGTTACTACAACTTGACGATTATGGAAGACGTGTCTTCATAATGCAGATGATTGGCGTTTTGACAACCGGTGCGACGAACAGCACCATTACGCTTACCGGTAGTCCTTTATCCCCGTGGGTGTTCAATGGTTCCACCACGCCACTGAGCGCAGACCAGATGGCCTTGGTTCAGGTGTTTGGATTTACCCAAAACGGTTCTGGTTCTGGGGCAACGTACACCCAAGTCATCAGCACCGTCGCCAGCAACGAATCTGTGGCATCGTCCACCATTGCTAATCTTGCCAGCGTCAATTCTGCGTACTCGTTTTCAGTGACGGGTCAATGGCCAGCAGGCGCAAGTATTGGAACAGTAACGACGCAAGTGCAAATCGTGCTTTCAGCACCATTGTGGGATATGGCTGGGACTATGAACCCCGGCAGTAATTCGGGGCCGCCCTATGCTTCGACGGCAAGCCCAATTTGGTACAACTCTGCTGGAAAGCCCCCGTACAAGTTGCCGAATACGTCAACGAACAAGGCAGCCTTGACATTGACGGGGATTTCTGCAAGTGGCACGTCGTTTTCGCTGACGAGGCTCGCCGGGGCATCTGCTCAATACTCATCAGGTTTTGGTTTTGCTGTAGGACAACCAGTTTTTGGTGGAAACGCCCTTAACGGGACAGCCATTCCTTTCCTTTCGGATGGAAGCAGTGGAGCAAGCACGAGTACTGCGCCACCAACGGTTATTACAAGCGTCAATCAGGCAGCGCAAACTTTCACCACGAATTGGAACGGCTACTACCAAGGGACGTTGCAATCAACACCAACGCTGTACTTCAATGTCCAAAGCCATAACGTCGGAGCCGGGTGGTACGGTGCTGACGGTGGAGTGACGATGGACTTAGGGCCGATGGGAGTTCCTAACGCCACCATTTACCTTTGGAAAGACACTGACTGGTCTTCGTACCCAGCAACAGACATCAACCCATCTAGGAATCAGCAGGCAAACTACGTTCACTCAACGCTGACATTGCAAACCGGTTCTTACGACCCGAACTATGCAGCGTCGCAAGAATTTGGTGGAAACTCCAACTACCAATTCGGCTTTTACGCCCGTGAGGGTCGGGACACTTCTGCTCCTTCTGAATACATTCCACCACACTTGTCAGGAACGTTTACGACCCCAGACGGCCCGTACGTTGTCGCTGGCGATTACATCTACATCGGAGGTGGAGCAAAGTTTATGGATTGCGCCACTGCAAACCGTGGCCAACTAATGCAGGTGTCGAACGTCATCAACACAAGTGGTTTCACCACAATTGGAACGGCAACCTGTACGTTGACTGCCGGGAGCAGGACTGTTCAAGTTTCCAACCCGTCGCTTCTTGGAAGCACCATCCAAAAGAACTACCGTATCTACGGCACCGGAATCACCTACTCAACCATTGTTGACGTTCTCAACGTCACTGCATCTCCCATTGCTGCTGCTGGAACCTTTCAAATGAATCTTCCAGCCACAACGAGTACGACAACGACGCTGACGTTCTACACGGCAGCGTTGAACCATCCAAGAGATTGGATTTGGACAACACTCCAAGAGCCATCGAACTATTTCACCAACCAACTCCTTGCTCCTGATGTGAGCAATATGCAATTTTTTGTTGCAGCAGGATTGGGAAGTGTTACTGCCAGCCCGGAACGCCTTGGTGGGTTCTCTTTCTACAGCAACCCGAACAACACTTGGGTGAACGGCAGTGGCCAAACGTGTTGTGGTGATGGCTACGTCTATGGGTTGTACGGCCAGTACTGGACACGAATTCCCTATACAGACCTTTTCACTGCAAATCCTTTTGGAAATGTTGAGTACTACCTTGGGCCAAACGCGGGAACGTGGACTGGAACACCAGCCAACTCGTTCGTGTACGTCAACAACGGTTCCACCACAAAGCCGCAAACTTCGGGATGGGTGCATCAAGACGTTGTTCAGAGTGGCGACCAGCAACTGTTCACCCTGATGTATCCAGTTGGGCCATTCGGTTCTTTTTACGGTGGTGGGGATATGTATTTCACCCAACGCACCCAAGATGGAACTTACGTCGCCATTTCAATGCTGTCGGCTGGAAGAATTGTCCATATTTCAACTGCACCAAGCCTTATGGGGCCGTGGACTTCGTTCTCCAACGCAAAAATGTGCGCCTACGACTATATGTACCCTGACACCACAGTGAACTACCGGTACGGTTCGGTCTTCCACAGAGAACTGACGTGGCCGGGGCAGGGTCAAGATGACGTGGTGATTCACTACACGAGGTTCTGTGGGGCATCGGGGGGTTCAACCAACGACCCAACGGTGTACTGGCCTGTGTTTTGGATTGTCAGTGGCCTATGAGGTGAAATCCACTACCCCTGTGACTGAACCGGTATTCGTGTAGTAGGGTTTCCAAATGTGGAAGAAGTTGATGACCCTACCGACGAGAACGGCTACTGCCCCGTCTGTGGCCCACGCCATTTCTTTTTGTCCGGCCCTTGGTTTCACCAGCAACACATAGAAGAAGCCAAGAAGCGACATCCATCCAATCCCCAGCAGTGAAATCCCTTTACCCCCTAGGAGAACAATGACTGAACCCGTGACCCCACTCCCCGAACGCCAGCCGATGGATGAAGGCTTTTCAGCAGAGGTCGCTGCACTTCTGAGCCACATCAAGGATGTCTGCAAGCAGATGCGTGAACACGAGAAGGCAGTTATTTCACTGGGCGTAGAGCGTCGCCAGACCGTCACCCGTCTCCGCGAACACGGCGTGACGTGGCGCAAGATTGCTGAATGGGCAGGCACGACTGACCAAGCCCTGTACAAGCACCACAACCGGGAAACTAAGTAATACTTGTAGTTGTCACAACCCTATGCTAAAGTGGGGTTATGCCGACAAGTGAGTTGCTAGCCAAGGCTGTCCAGTATCTCGCTGCCAACTGCGATGGTGCGGTTCAGCAAGATGCCAAGGGGTTCAATGGCCCCGACAGTCGGTTCGGTAAGGCACTCGCAGCAATCTCCCCTGAAGCGTGGAGCGAAGGTTCCCAGCGTGAAGCGTGGGAGATGCTTTCCAAGTACCGAGGCCAACTTGCTAGTGGTGGAATTGACTACGACGCTATTCCTGAGCCGTCAAAGGTCAAGGGCCAGAAGTTTGTCCGTGCCGTTGACGTAAAGGCTGGCAAGATTCTCGTCTTCCTGCCGTATGGTGATTCGGCGTATCCCAAGGGTGCGCTCAACGCTATGTGGAACCGTGAACTGCGAGGTTGGCAGGTTTCGGTCAGCAAGTACGGCTCGGTGCTGGACTGGGCGAAGCAGAACAACGTCCCGGTCACGGAGCGAGCCAAGGCGTTGCTGGAAAGTGCGCCCAAGCCAGAACACCCCGACTACATCGGTAAGGCAGTATTCCGCAACGGCGAAATCGTGATGGCGTTTGACTACAACCCATCGCTCGTAGATGCTGTGCGCTCAATTCCGGGTCGTAGGTGGAATGGCGTAGACAAGACGTGGGTTGTCCCCAAGGAGACGGTCAGCATCGTTCGCAAACTGGCGAGCGACTACAACATTGAACTGTCCAAGGGCGTGTTGGAACTGCCTGAGGTAGAAATCACCACCGGGCCAAAGATTTCGGTTCAAGGCCGGGACTTCGCTATCTCGTTCACCTACGACGCTCAACTGCTCAGCGCAGTGCGCCAGATGCCGGGTTCGTCGTGGTCACCAGCATTACGGACTTGGGTTGTCCCCATCGAATCCGTAGACGAAGTGCTGAAATTCTCCAAGGAGTTTAACGCTGCAATGTCCCCTGAGGCAGTGCGCCTCGTTGACGAAGCCAGCATCGTACAAGAAATCATTGAAGCCTCGGCTGCCAAAGATGCCCAAATCACCATCAAGGGATTCGGCAGTGAAACACTGCAACTGTTTCCGTTCCAACGTGCCGGGGTTGCCTATGCACTGCGAGCAATGGGATGGGAACACACCAGCGAAGGCGTGTGGGAGCGCACGAAGAACACCGGTGAAGGTGGGGTCATCGTTGGTGATGAAATGGGCCTCGGCAAGACCTGTCAGGGCCTTGGAATTTTGCAAGCCACCCAATCGTTTCCAGCAGTCATTATCTGCCCGGCAAGCCTGAAATTCAACTGGGAGCGTGAAGCCCACAACTGGTTAGGAGAGGCCGGAACCGTCATCCTTGAAGGAACCACGAAGCCTAATCTCCGCCTGAGCCTGCCTCGCTCGGTCTTTCTTGATGAGCAAGTAAGGTTCCAACTTTTCAGAAAGATACAAGACATCAAGTTGACGAGCGACGACCCAACCGTATTGAGTTCGCTTCGTAGGGAAGCGCGGCTCCTTGACGAACGTGCGAACATAACTGCGACCACCAAAACTGGAAAGCCAGTCCATCAAACCCCTGTCAGTGTTGTAAACGATAATAGTCCAAGCCTTGCCGGATTTGGAAATGCTTCCCTCGCCATCAACGATTCCAGCGATGTATCCGAGTTGGGCAATATCGTCCGGCAGGTTCAGGGTGCGACCCTCAAATCGCCTATTTCTCGGCTTGGGGTTGGCGAAGTTGTCCAGTCGCTTTTGGAAAGCAGCGACATTGTGGACGTATCCGGGGAAGTCCTTGACGATTTCGTTGATGTTGTCGCCTCGTTCTCGTCTGGCGACGGCGTTGGCGAGTTCATCAGTGCTGTATCTAATGCTCATCCCATCATTATAATCTGCAACTACGACATTCTGACCCACTGGGTAGAGCGTTTCACCTCAGTGAAGGGCATCGTGCTAGACGAGAGCCACTACGTCAAGAACGGCGCAGCCCAGCGTTCCAAGGCAGCCATCAAGTTGTCCGACAAAGTGGTGGAAAACGGCGTTCGTGTTTGCCTGTCCGGTACGCCTATCGTCAACCAGCCGTTGGAACTGATGACCCAACTTCGCATCGTTCACCGACTGGATGACTTTGGTGGTGCATCGTCATTCCGCAACGTCTACGGCAGAGCCAGTGCGAAAAGCCTCGCATCCCTCAATCGCAAACTGCGCTCAATGTGTTATGTCCGGCGCAGGAAGGCTGACGTGCTGACCGAACTGCCACCAAAGCGTTGGAGCAGCGTGGTGGTGGAAGGCGACGCAGCCGTGATGAAGGAATACAAAAAGGCAGAAGCCGATATTGTGAAATACCTTTCACAACTTGCAATGCAGTTTGCCTTGGAATCCGGGGCAAGTTCAGAGGAAGCCCGCAAAGAGGCGTGGATGAAGGCACTCCGAGCCAGAGCAGCAGAGCAACTGGTCGCAATCAGCACCCTGAAGCAACTGGCAGCGAAGGCCAAGATGAAGGTCGCCAAGCAGTGGGTAGAAGACTTTCTCGCCAACGACAAGAAACTCGTGGTGTTCGGATGGCATCGCACTGTGGTGGATGACATTGCCGTCAACTTCGCCAATGGGGTCAAGATTCAAGGTGGAATCTCGTCAGAGAAGCGTCAAGAAGCCGTTGACCTTTTCCAAAACTCCGACGAACAAAAAGTCATCGCTTGCAACATCAAAGCAGCCGGAGTGGGACTGACCCTCACGGCAGCGAGCGACGTGCTGTTCATCGAACAGGGGTGGACACCGAGCGATATGGAGCAGGGCGCAGACCGTTGCCACCGTATCGGCCAGAAGGACAGCGTGACCGCTTGGCTAATGCTCACGGCAGACACGATTGACGAAGACATCGCAGCCCTGATTCAGCACAAACGCTCCATCGTGGACAGGGCTATTGACGGCACCGACGAAGATGAAGACGAGGAAGGCTCAATCGTTGGTGATTTGCTTGTCAGCCTCGCAGAGCGTGGGTTGCAACAGACTAGTTAAATCATTTCTGCTTCAGCAGACAGGTTCTTTGCCTTGGCCGAAGCGTCGTGGGCCTGCTTGTACAGAACCTTGGCGTTAGCCTCATCACCACTGGCGTAGGCGTGTGCAGCACGTTGCCAGAGTTGGCCAGCCTGAATGTGAGCCTGAGCAGCCTTTTGGAATCGCTCGCTTGCGAGGTCGCGACCACTCCAGCGGTCGGCCTTGGCGACCCAACGAATCAGGGTATCGCTAGTGAAATCAGACGCATCCATAGATACCAGAGTATCGCAGGGTGCTGGAATTCCTACTTGTTCTCGTCGCTACCAAGAACGGCCTGAGCAGCGCGCCACAGGGCTTCTTCGTACTTCAACTGGTCGGGCTTCATCTTTGCCTTGGCAGCGTCACGAATTGCCTTTTCATCAGCACTCTTGGTCACGTTCTTCAACTCCATTATGTGGTAGTCGGGGGTGCCAAACTTTTCGTAGTCCCAGTCGCTGGGAGCGTACTCCTTGTTGAACGGCATCACCTCGGTATCTCTAAACCCCAGTTTACCATAGACTTGGGGGAGATGCTCACCGAAACACTCAACGTAGTTCACCCCGTGGTTCTTAATGGCATCGTGCAGCATTGCAGCACCACTGCCACTCACGCCCTTGGAGAACAAAGCCGTGGCTTCGATTCGACCATCACCGTGGTCGTGGATGAGGCAGCCGGTTCGACCATCCGGGGACAGAAGCGGGGTCATCTTCTCGGCCTTAATTTGGGCGAGGGTGTAGTGATTCACGAACGCAGAGTAGGGATTTCCCTTGAACGCACTGCTGAAAGCCGACAGGAATTCCTTGGGGCTAGTCACTTTGGCGTTTGGAAACCCACCTTCACCAGTCCGGTATTGGTTCCCACGAAACGGGTGGCCGTCGAAATCGCCCTTGGAAACCGGGTAGGCAGAAAGAGATTTCAGCAGTGATGCAGTTGTGAATTCGTCGCCACGCATACTGCCAAGATTACTTTAGTTTTGTAAATGCCTTACTTCGGTTCAGCAGTAAGGGAGCCGACATCATCCAAGTCGCAGGCAACGGCCTTGTTCTTGTGCCGGAAATGGTTTGGAGTGGTGGAACCGGGGACAATGCGCTCAATGCTTGCCCCGCAATTTCGACAACGCAGTTCAGTCATTTCTTCACTCTACCTCAGTCAGTGAAATGTGTCTAGGGTCAATCGTCTTGTGGCTCAGCAGCGATGTTCTGGGCTGCCTCGGTTGCTTCGTCTGCCTTTTGGGAAGCATCAGCAGCAGCAGTAGAGGCGTAGCGACAGTTCCCCATCGAATGGTGAGTGGATGGGGTTGCACCTTCCACCTTCGTGTTGGCAAACGCAGCAGCATCGTTGATTCGACCAGCCGTGTAGTGCGCTTGCATTGCATCTCGGTGTGCAACGGAAGCCTGCATCCACGCACGAGTGGCAGCGTTGTCAACATTGCCGTTTTCACCACGCAGTTTGTACGCCAACGATTGGAGTTGGTCGGCCATATCTTGATGTCTAATTCCGTATCCAAGGTGGAATCCACCCATCGCCCGGAAATCTACAGGTGGGGTGTCGAACTTCGCCAGCATCTCTTTAGCGTGAGGGCCGTAGTAGTCGGTTTCCACCATCTTCGTCACAGGCATTGCCTTTTGGTTGATGGTTGCTTGGAGCGCAGCATTGGAAGCCCGTGCAGCCATTCCAGCAAAAGCGTGAGCCTTATCCCCGGTCAGAGCATTGGAAGCAATAGAGCCACCCTCAACGGGTCGGATAGCGTCAATCTCGTCAGCAGCCTCGGTGTGGGCAGTTGCAGCGTCACGATGCTTCTGAGCAGCATCACCAGTCAGTTGTGATGCCAGAGCCGAGTGTTCAGCAGCCAATTTCCGGTGGGCAGCAGCCGAGCCGGACAGGTCGCCATCGGTGGAAACCCGAAGTGAGTTTGCCTTTTCTGACAGCAGCGAAGACTTGTTGCTCGCCGGGTTGTTGCCAACTTTGGAAACGGGGTAGTTGCTCAGGGGTCGCAGTAATGCCTCAACAGTGAAATCCTCAGCCTTGATAATGGTTGGCTTGGGATTTGGAAGGGCTGCGATTTTGGCTGCGCTTTCTGCTGAAAATCCCTCTAACCCACGGTCATTAAGCCTTTTAATGCCTAACATTTCGTGATAGGGATGGCTGTCGGCTGTCGTTTGGTAGGTCATCGTCAACCCCTTATCGGCTGCCATCTGAATCGCCTGCTCCATTAGTGCCGTTGCAGCACCGGGCATCTTCCCGGTTGAGCCGAGGTAGCCAATGCTGGCTGATGGAAGTATCGGGCCGCTACCGTCGCCCAAGCGTATGTCGGGAGAGTGAATGGCAACATTTACAGCAGCCACTATTTCGTTGTTTTTGTTGCGAGCAACAAACAAGTGCGATGAAACGATTTGGTTGGGGTTGATTTCACTATTTGCAGCCCTGAAGTTGGCGTGGGCATACATTGCTGCTTCCCCTAGAAAGCGGATGCCTTGCTGATGGCGAGCGTCCATTGCCTTGTATTCTGGCGTTTCTCGCATTTCTAGGAATGTGTGGTAAAGGTCACTTATCTTGTTTTCGTTGTCTACGCGCTCAATTTTTCCACCAGCGTCGTAGAACTCTTTGAGGTTCCTTTGGAACGCAGCGATGTTGGCAGGCATCTCTCCACCCTGACCACCAGTCCACTGATTCCCGTGGAAAACGTGGCCCTGAACGTCGCCTTTCACCACTGGGTAGCGAGCAAGCCCTTGAAGTAAGGCGTTTGTAGTGAAATCAAGCACGGGCAGCCTCGCCTAGAAGTTTGACAACATTCTTCACCTCGTCAGGACTCCACGAGTAAGTCAGTTCGTTGTCGGCAACGTGCGCCCCAAGCGCACCCCAGAAGTCAGCGCCTTCGCCAGTAGCATCAAGTTCAACGCTGTTCCCTTTCTCGGCGGCAACTTGAAATGCCGTGTGCGCTAAAGCGGTTGCAGCCCCACGGGTTTCACCTGTTGTGCCAATGAAATGGAAATAAGAAATCTTTTGTGCGTCAGTGGCGCTAAGTGCGCCTACTGGCTTCCCATCACCATCTCTGGCGATGTAAACGTGGTCGCCCCCCACCTGAAGTGCTTCAAGCATCATTCCAGCACCGTCGTGATAATCGTGAGCAACCGAAAAGGCTTTGATTTCTTGCGTTGCTTGCGCTATTTCGCTAGGTGTGGCATCAGTGATTGACCCGCCATTTGTGTAAAAATGGTTGAGCGATGCGCCAAAGCGTGCAACATTTTCTTGGTCAAGCACGCCACCGTAACCCTCAACCCATTGATTGCCGTGAAATGGGTGTCCTTCGTGGTCGCCCTTCACCACTGGGTAGCGAGACGCACACTTCAAAAGTTCGGAAGTGAGGAACGGGTTCGCCATAAATCCCATCCTATCCTTGGCTTAGTGAAATCTTGTAGGCTTACGCTATGACCATCAACGTCAGTTCCGAAAATGTGGCTATTGACAGCATCAGCGTTCATCCGGCCAATCCTCGCCTCGGAGATGTGGCAGCCATCGCAGAATCACTGGAGGTCAACGGCCAGTATTCACCAATCGTGGTTTGGAATGACACCATCATCGCCGGAACGCACACTTGGAAAGCAGCCAAGTCGTTAGGGTGGAAAACCATCGCCATTACACGCTTCGACGGCAGCGAAGATGACGCACTTCGCATCCTCATCACCGACAATCGCACCAGCGACATCGCTTCTTACGACAATAGTTTGTTGCTAGATATGCTGAAATCACTGCCTGACCTTGAAGGAACGGGCTTTGAGTTGGCAGATTTGGATGAACTTGACGGCCTGCACAACTCCGAAGGTGGGGGTGTTTCACCAACGCTCCTAGACGAAGACCCGACAGACAACCTGAACCCACCAGTCAAAATCCAACTTGGTGATTTCTACGGGCAACTTGACCCCACGCTCCACGACCTTTGGCTCGCCAGCGTGAAAGATGAGGTGGGCGACAAGAAAGCATCCATCAACCGGGAACTTAAAAACCGGCTTGACCTGCCAGAGGTTCCAAA